GGTGTTGTTAAGCATTTGGTATTCAAACAAAGCAACTGGTTTCATCGTTGGGTGTTCACCGTTACGAGTTGGCTTATCAAACTCCAGTATGGTTGTTTGTTTTCTATCTGTGGCCCATAGGTGTCCAGCACCATCTTTCCATCCATAAAGACAAGGTTCATGCTTCCAGTGATAATCTTGTCTGCCCATAACCATACTTGATTTTTTCCATATCAAACATTGACGCACTTTCCATCCAGCGTCATTAATTGCACCTCGGAAGTTATAGCCTTCACTATCTGCGTGCCATATATAAAAAACAGCACCAGCTTTCATTACAGCGTCAGCAGTTACAAACGCATCACGTAAAAACTGACGGAATTGGTCATTACCCATTGAGTCATTCTGAATAGTTAGCTTTTCCTTTGTGCCTCCCTCGTAAGCTACGTTATACGGTGGGTCGGTTAAGAGCATATCAATTATCCCCCCCCCCCCAGTTAGTTTTTCTACGGCATCGAGGCTTGTGCTATCACCACACATCAATCTATGCTTACCTAACACCCATACATCACCTTGCACCGTTATTGAAACGTCTGGCACTTCTGGTATCTGATCCTCATCGACTAAACCGTCTGTTACATCCACTGGCATCAGTGCTGCAATCTCATCCGCAGTAAAGCCTGTCAGGTCTATGTCAAAGTCTAAGTCTTTCAGTTCACCCAACTCTAGTGCAAGCATCTCGTTATCCCACCCAGCGTTTAATGCAAGTTTATTATCGGCAATGATATAAGCACGTTTCTTTGCATCACTCCATCCAGCAGCTACCATTACCGGTACTTCAGTCATCTTTAACCGTTGCGCTGCTAGTGTTCTACCATGACCAGCAATAATACCGCCTTGCTCATCAACCAATACTGCGGTAGTGAATCCCCACTCTTTAATGCTTGCTGCTATCTGTGCCACTTGCTCATCGCTATGTGTTCTGGAGTTCCTAGCGTATGGCACTAGCTTGTTAATATCCCACTGCTCTACTTTATCTGCTGGATTTTTCATAATAGATTTAAACTACTCCCATTAATATAAGTTTTAGGTGTTTTGGCATTTAACCTGTCTGCCTTGCGTTGCTCTGTATATTTCTCTCTTAGGACTCCACTATCAAAGCAAATTACCTTTGCGCCTGGTGTCTTTTCTTTTTCAGGTTCAACTTCAGCCTTAACCTTAACTTGATAGCTACGATCAAGAGGCTTTAAATCAGCTTTGGTAAAGTTTTTAATGGTCTGATAATAATATTTGTCCTTTGCATTGGTCTTGCTGTCTCTTATGGTTTTGCTAACAAAGCCGTTACTGCTTAGGTATTCAGCCAGCGATCTAATTGAGCTGCTGTTAGCTCTGCTAAAGTAAGCAAACAATTCAGAGATTGTTCTAGGTATGTGGCAATAAGCACAAAACGATTTATAGCGTTCTAAGCGTTTTAAATCGCTTGGTGATGGCTCACTCTGCTGTTTCAATTTAAACTCGCTGTAGCCCTTTATAGCATCCTCTGGTGTGTCGTATGCACCAATCTGAACCATCCTGCCATGCACTCTTGTTTGCGCTGCCCACTTTCCCTTAGCTTTAGAGTAATAAATCCCACTCATAGTAACCCTTTCAGTTTCTCCAGTAACTCCAGCTCTGTGCCAAAGTTTGTTTCAAATGCTATGCGGCCAGCATGGATAGCAACACCATGACCACCGTTGCGATGATGATTTGGACATAGCGGTATAACGTCTTTGCTTTTCATACCCATACCAGCACCAGTTCTTAAGTGATGTATCTCGGCTGGTGATTGACAAACAATGCACCCCAGCTCCACCACCTTGTTAAAATATATACGTTCAGCTTTGGTCATTAAACACAAACCCATTCTCTGCTGCGTATCGTATGCAGTTGTCCAGATACTCACTCATTGCTTTGGTGTCCTGCTTGGTGGTTGATAGTAGCTGTTTGGCTTCCTCGCCATCATAATTCACCACCTTGAATAGGAACTTGTAGCGCAGCATATCGTGCGTGAAGTCTTTATCGTAGCCAAAGTGATTGCCAAACTCGGTGACAAACTTCCAGTACAAGTCATTCTGCGAGTGCGACCTTGTGGAGTTTTTTAGCTTTGCAGTTACAACATAACCAAGTGATAGGTCTAGCTGGTTAAGTTTAGCAATAAGGTTAGGTAGATTGCCTGGTGATAGTGAGAAGTTATTTATCATTTGCTTGCGCCTTTGCTTCATCAGCAGTCTTAAAATATCCAATGTTCTTATTCTGATAACTCAATCCGTATTTGACTTCACCATCGTTTATGTATTTAGCAATAAGATAATCACCACACTTAATACAGTAATCAGAAACTTTAGTCCAGTTCATCGTCTGCCGATCTCTTTCAACACTAAATCAGCCAAGTTCATAATCTCAATGCTGTTTGATACAGATGGCCCATCATCTTTAATTACGTTTGTAATGCCATGCGTTACAAGTTCATATAATCTCTTTTCCAATCTAACTCCCCACTTCCTCATGCTTAAGCTGTTATCAAGCCTACGATCTAAGTCATTGGGTAAGTATTCAGAGTCACCGCTATTGTGCAGCGATATTAACCAGCCTTTAATATCAAACGGTTGTCCATGAAATGATTTGCGAATAGTCAGTATTAAACTAACCAATAACTCATGCTGCCGATAACGGTGGGTTATGGTTGCCCAGTTAGCAGAATCAGACCTAAAGTGCGCTACACACATCCAGTCTGTTACTGGCCCACTGGTTGAACTATTCAACGAGCCTGGCATGATGCAGCCATAACACATACACATTCCATCAACTGACTTAGGACTATCTGCATCTTGTTCTTTTTTTGCCCATTTCATTTTTTAGCCCCTTTGAGTTGTTTAATCTTATAGCTTTTAATAAAGGCGTGTTCCCACTCACCTTGGGTTCGCTGCATATTAGGTTGCGTTACCCAGTATGTCCTAAACTCTAAGAACTCATCAACTGGGTAATCATCACCTAGTTTCATACCGGCAATCTTAGCTAATGTTTCAAAGCTATCAGAAGGTGTCCAATCACCATACATTGAAAACTTTTGACTTGAATATGTAAACTCGGTGGGTGGTGGTGGTTCTGGTATTTCATACTCAATAACTTTGCTAACCTCTCCTACTTCTGTTCTTATCTCTTCTGTTCTGTTCTCTTCTCTTCTTATACCTCGGACTTTATCGGTAGTGTCTAGGGACATTCTAGGGAGAGTATCGGGAGAGTTCTTATTACTTCTGATTAATTGTTGCGTGTATTCATCTGTTCTAGTTGCCATTTTTAAGCAGGTGATAACGCCAGTTGAGTTTTCAAAAAGCCCTAATTCAACCATATAAGTCATAATATGCTGCACCAAGTCACTAGATAACTTAAAATCATCTGCAATCAATTCAGCATCATGTTCTAGCTCAAAAGTTAAGTTATGCTTTTCTACGTTACGAGCAATTAACTCTAAGCAGTACCAGTAAATCCCATAACCTTGTGCGCCATACTTTAATCTTAATTTTTTTAACTTTGAATCATTGCTTGCATCTGAATCATGTTTAAACCATTTCATTTTCTTCACCCACATAGCCATCGTTAATAACTAATTGCATGACATCCAAAAAATTATCTATGTTTGCAGGACTTATTGTGATTTTGTGATCATCATCAGTTGATCGTTGAATAAGAATTAAATTATCCATTTCATCAATAAAAATTTTTATCTCATCTTGTGAACGAATATATCTAGACATATTTTTACCCCATAAAAAAAGGCTTCACCTGCTAACTCCACTTTTTAGGTGGTTGGAAGAACGGTCTTAGTAACCGCCAGTTAGCATGTGAAGCCCTACTAAAGTTAATCACTTCCAAGTGATAATTAATCATAATTTATATTTAAGTTGATTGCAAGTAATTTGTAATTGCATCTTTAGCTTCTTCAAACCCATAACAAACCACAGCTTTATAACCCATAGCAGTTGCCACAGTCATAAACTCTTTCTGGCTGCTAGACACCTTACCGCCCTTAATCTTCATTTCAATGAATAGACCATGATACTCGGCTGCAGGGATCATTAAGAATAAGTCAGGCACTCCAGCCATGCCGCCCTCTGCTTTTAACTTAACTGCCGTTCCTATATGTCGGACACCACCGTTAGGTATCGCCCACAAGCATTTGGCAAACTTAGGGTATTGGTATCTATACCATTGAATAGTTGCGACCTGCTCTGCGTGTTCACTCATTCTGCACTGGCCTTAAAGAACACATACAGCGATTCAATCAAAGCATAACTGCTATCACCGCCACTAACTATCTTGTCCAGGCGATAACGGTTAATGCCAATCTCTGCTGCCACCGCCTTGATGTTTATCTTAGGGTCGTTCAGCTTGCGTCTTACATATTCTAATTGTGTTTCCATATTGCTCTCCTAAAACCGCATTATAATTTAAATTAAAAATAAATGTAATATATTTATAAAATAGGTTGCATTTTAGTTTTACATCATTTATAGTTCTTTCACGTACCAAGCAGGTGCGCTTTACTGGAGATACAAAATGACCCTCTATCTCCT